AGGCGTGACCGTCAGCGTCCCGGCGGCTCATCACCCTCGACTACGCGCTCACCGGCCTCGGCTATGGCGCCGTGCAGCCGCCGGGTGACGGGACGTCCGCCCGGGACGCTGACATCGTCGCCTACATCAAGGCCGCCACCCCCCCGGTCATCGAGTACCTCGTCGGGCCCGTCCTCCCGCAGACCAAGACGATCATGCTCGACGGCGGCAAGCTCGGAGTGCTCCTGCCCGGTGCGATCGCCAACCCCGCCGCGGTCACCGCGGTCCGTGTCGACGGCGGCGCCTGGTCCGGGTACACCGTGAACGCCGACAGCGGCATCGTCTACGCCGGCCCCCCCACCTGGTCCGGTCTCCGCTTCCCGCCCGGCGTCCGCAATGTCGAGGTCGACCTCACGATCGGCTACAACCCCGTCCCGGACGGGCTGCAGCTCGCCGCCCGTGAGCTCGTCCGCTACTGGGTGCAGATCGGGAAGCAGTCGCCCGCCGGCGGCGTACTCAACCTGCAGACCGACTCGACCGCGGACCCGATCGACCCGTATGCCATCCCCCCCCGTCGTGTCCGCCAGCTGTGCGGGCCTTTCATGGGAGGCGGCTTCGCGTGAACGGATCCGACACCGCCACCACGGCGCTCAAGGTCAAGGAGGCGCTGGTCGCCGCTGCGAGAGCCGTCAGCGATCCCGACGTCGTCCTCGTCGCCCAGGGCATCCCGACCATCGGCCGCGACAAGACCCAGATCGTCGCGTTCCTCGGCGTCGAGCTGCAGCAGCAGCCCGCGACGCTGTCCACGAACCGGTCCCGCGACGAAGACATCTCCGTCGACGGGGGGGTCGTGTCCGTGCAGATGGCCGGCTACGACGATGACAAGGCCGTCGAGGACGCCGCCTGGGACATCCTCCGCAGCATCGAACGCCAGGTACGCCGCACGGACCCCACGCTCGGCGGCGTCGCGTTGTGGTGCTTCCTCACCTCCGCCCGGTCGTTCGGCTACACCACGGCCGACCAGCTCGCGCAGGGCCGCCTGTGCGAGATCGAGTTCACCTTCACCGCGCGCGTGCGCATCACCGGATAGGAGCCCCCCCACCGTGCAACGCTCATCCACGAGTCGCCGCTCGGCGACCTCGAGATCCCGACCGTCCTCGGGACCGTCGCGCCCGGCGTCCCCCCTTCGACGTCGACGACGACATCGCCCTGTCGCTGCTCACCCAGGGCGACCTGTTCCGCCTCGCCGCGCCGCCGAAGCTCACCGAGCTCCGGGCGCTCGCGAAGGACGCCGAGATCGACCACACCGGTCTCGACCGGCACCAGCTCGTGACCGCCCTCGCGATCGCCGAGGTCGGCGCGGCCCTCACCACCGTCCCCGCAGCTGCTGAGGCTGCACCCACTGAGGAGGTCTCGGCATGACGATCCAGGCAGATGCGAGCATCGGTCTCAAGCAGGAGACCACGTACGGCACCGCCGTCGTCGTCGACCGGTTCCTCGAGTTCACCTCGGAGAGCCTCGACTTCGATCGCGACTACTACCAGGGGGGGCAGGGTCTGCGACCCGGTCGCCGGGCTGCACGCTCCGGTCGCCGAGTCCTGTCCCGCGACGGCGGCAAGGGTGACATCGAGCTCGAGGTGCCGTCCCGTGGTCTCGGGACGTTCCTGCAGGCGATCTTCGGGGTCGGCACGTCCACCCTGGTGAGCGCTGGCCTGTACCAGCAGCTGTTCACCCCCGACGCACAACGACTACCTCCCGTCGTTCACGATCCAGGAGGGCGTGCCGCGTCTCGGCGCCAACACCGTCGACACGCAGACCTACCTCGGATCCGAGTGCGAGTCGGCCGAGTTCTCCGTGTCGAACAGCGACGTGCTCAAGCTGAAGACGACGTGGCGGTCCAAGGAGGTGCAGACGGGCGTCGCCTACGCGGTTCCGACCTACCCCCCCACCCCCCGATCGACCTGTTCTCGTTCGTCGGCGCGCAGCTCACCGTCGGCGGCACGGTCACCGTCCCGACGACCACGGCGCTCGCCACCGGCGGCACCACGGTCGCCGACGTGCGCGACTTCTCGCTCACGTACGACAACAAGCTCGACGACAACAAGGGCAACCTCGGCGGCTCGGGCAAGCGGACCCGCCAGTCCGCGGTGCAGCTCGCGGAGATCAAGGGCAAGCTCACCGCCGAGTACGACTCGACGACGTTCCGTGACGCCCTCGCATCGAACACGGCGCTCGCGCTGGTCGCGACGTTCACCGCGTCCGCGGCCGCGGACATCGTGACGGGCAAGAAGCCGGTGCTGCAGATCGTCTGCCCGGACGTCCGGTTCAACGGCGAGCTCGCGAAGGTGTCCGGCACCGACGTCATCACCCAGTCGATGGACTTCACCGCCTACGACAACCTCGTCGCCGCGGAGCCCATCTACGTCGCGGTGCAGACGGCAGACACGGCGCTCTGACCCATGGCCGACGGCGAGTTCGAGTTCGACATCGACGCGCCGGATCTCCGCGGCCTCCTCTCTCATGTGAAGGAGTTCGACCCGAAGCTCGCGACCGGACTCCGGCGCGAGCTTCGGTCAACGGGGGGACGAGACGATCGCCGAGATCCGCGCCGTGCTGAGCGGCAGCCTGCCCGGCTCGCTCGCCGTCGATCATCACGAGTACCGGCTCATCGTCCCGAAGGACGGGCGCAAGCCGTACCGCGCGAAGCGGATCGTCTGGAAGACCGGCGAGGACCGAGACAGCGGGGGTGTCGGAGACCTGCGCAAGCAGATCTCCGCCGGTCTCCGGACCGTGTCACCGCCGGGCAGACCCGACAGTCCGTGTCGATCAAGACGACCGGTCCCCCCCGCAACGACGGCTACAACATGGCCCGCACCTGGGGAAAGAAGCGGTTCCGGCACCCGGTGTTCGGCCACGGGTGGATGTACCAGCAGGGCCAGGACTACTTCTGGCCCGTCCGCCGACACACGACGGCGATGCGAGACCACATCGCCGACATCATCGACGACGCGCTGCAGCGCCTCGCGCAGAACTGAAGGAGAGACCACCTTGAAGGTCAAGATCACCGGCTACAACGACGCGATCGACGGCAAGCCCCCCCTCGTCGTCAAGAAGACCACCCGCGCGCTCGCGGAGTTGCAGCAGCAGACCGGCTGGGACATGAGCAAGCTCACGCAGGCCGAGCTCAGCGTGTACGGCGGCCTGATGGCTGTCTTCTGCGCACTCCACAACGCCGGCTTCAACCCTTCCTGGGACGAGCTCCTCGACCGCGACACGGACGACTTCGAGCTGATCGAGGAGCCCGGCGACAACCGCCGCCAGGAGGTCGAGGAGCCGGACCCTCAGATGTCCCGCGCGGATTCCGATCCGGGCGGCGACAACCGCGCGGCGGATCCGGCGCCCGAGGAGCAGACCGCCTAGCGGCGTTCAACCGCGCCGAGCCGTGGATCGATCTTCAGATCGCGTCCCGGTTCGCCGGGATCGGCCACGTGTTCCCCCCCGGGTACACCGCCGAGGTGATCCTCGATCTCGAGTACGAGATGTGGGTGATACTCGCCCTGGAATACGACGAGTACGTCGCGGAGAACCGGAAGCAGCGCAGCGCTATGAGCCGGCGTTAGCGGCCGCGTTCACCTGGTCAGCGAAGTGACGCATCTTCTCGGCGTCCTTTCGTGGCCCGTCGATGACGAATACCACGCCGTCGGGCCACTCGACGGTGACATAGGCACGGGTGCGGTCCTTCCGGAACAGCGCGCCGACGATCGCCCCGACCGGCCCCGCGATGATCGCGCCCGCAGCCACGCGCGTCAGCGTCGACCGGTCGCCGAGCTCGTCGCCAGTCTCGAACGTCGCAGTGGCCCCCGCTCACGTCATGCGAGCTCCGCTTCAGGTTGCCCTTCGGCAGCACCGACAGCACGCCTTTCTTCACCCAGTGGGGGCCCGTACAGCGCCTGGTAGCCGACGGCTGAGTTCAGCCGATCCGTGAAATTCACCATGCCGCATGTCTACCGCCTCCCGGGTGGCGGCATCAAGGGAGGTCATCCATGGCCGGTCGCGATTTCGAGATCCGCATCATCGGCGACAGCTCGAGCGCTGTGCAGGCGGTCGAGACCTTCGGATCCAAGCTGAAGAGCAACTTCGAGCAGGGAAAGCAGGCCGCGGACGTCTTCAAGGGGGTCGTTCGCCGGATCCTTCCTCGGCAACGCTGTTTCCAACGCAGTCGGTGGCATCACGTCGGCCGTCGGTGACATGATCGGGCAGGCCGCGCAGGCGTCGGATGCGACCGACAAGTTCAAGCAGTCGCTGAACTTCGCTGGGCTCAAGCCCGACGCGATCGACGCTCTCACCAAGTCGACGCAGGAGTACGCCGACAAGACCGTCTACTCGCTCGGCGATATCCAGAACATCACCGCGCAGCTCGCGTCCAACGGGGGTCCCGAACTACGACAAGCTCGCTCAGGCCGCCGGTAACCTGAACGCGGCCGCTGGCGGCAACGCGGAGACGTTCAAGTCCGTCGGCATGGTGCTCACCCAGACCGCCGGCCAGGGCAAGCTCACCACCGAGAACTGGAACCAGCTGTCCGACGCCATCCCCCCCGGGGCGTCCGGTCTGCTGCAGGAGGCACTGCGGAAGGCCGGCGCCTACACGGGCAACTTCCGGGACGCGATGCAGAAGGGCGAGATCTCCGCCGACGAGTTCAACGCCGCCCTGCTCACCCTCGGATCGAAGCCTGTCGCCGTCGAGGCGGCCACCTCAACGAAGACATTCGAGGGTGCCGTCGGCAACCTGCAGGCCACCATCGTCGGCAAGCTCGCCGCCGCGTTCGACTACATCAAGCCGGTCGTCACCGGCTTCACCTCCACGCTCGCCGGGTTCATCTCGAACAGCAAGATCTTCATCCCCGTCGTTGCCGGGCTCGGTGCCGCTCTGCTGTACGCGCTCGCCCCCCCGGCCATCTGGGCCGGCGTCACCGCGACGTGGGCGTTCACCGTGGCGCTGCTCGCGAACCCGATCACCTGGATCGTGATCGGCATCGGGCTCCTCGTCGCCGCAATCGTCTGGCTCATCATGAACTGGGACACCGCGGTCAAGTGGATCTCCGACGTGTGGGCCGGGTTCATGTCCTGGATCAGTGGCGTGATCAACGCGTTCGTCGGCTGGTGGAACGGCGTCTGGTCCGCCGTCGGACAGTGGATCTCCGATGTCTGGAACGGGTTCATCAACTGGATCGTCGGTGTGTGGAACGGGTTCGTGGCCTTCATGATGGCTGCGCTCAACGCCTACGTCTCGTTCTGGGTCGGGATCTGGAACGGCATCGCCGGGTTCGTCACAGGCATCTGGAATGGCATCGTCAGCGCCGTCTCCGGCGCCATCGGATGGGTGGGATCAGCGATCCAGAACGGGTTGAACTTCATCAACCAGGTCTGGTCGAACATCTGGGGCGGCCTAGCCGGCGTCGTCCGCGGCGTATTCAACGGCGTCCTCGGCTGGATCGAAAGCGGCATCAACGGCGCAATCGACCTCATCAACGGGATGATCGGCGCCGTCAACAACGTCAGCGGAGTCGTCGGAATCCACATCGGCACCATCGGCCACGTCGGCTCCCACGACTCGCGACAGGCGGCATCACCAACGGCCCATGGTCGCCTCATCGGTGACAACCCCGGCGGCCACGAGATCGTCACACCGCTCGACCAGGCACAAGAGCAACTCGAGCGAGTCGCGCTCGCCGCAGCGGCTCGCGCGATCGGCCAGCCTTCCATGCAGGCGGCCGCGGGCCAGGCCGCAACGGGCCCTGTCCGTCTTGATGACTACTCGCTGCAGAAGCTCGGGCAGATCATCGTCGACGGCATCAACCGCGGCGGCACCAAGGCCGTGTTCGACTCGCTCAGCTAGGGGGGGACGGATGGCTGTCACGCTCGCTGCGGTGCTGTTGACCGCGTCGAATCCGAGGCCGGTGCAGATCACCCTGAACGGGACCACGGCAGGCCAGGCGTACGAGATCCGTGGGACGACCGCGGATGGTTCGTCGTGGCCGGTCCCGGGTGGCAAGGGCACGTCGGCGGGAACTCAGGTCGTCGTCGTCGACAACCGGGCAGCGCTCAATGTCGCGGTGACGTACACGGTGCTCGTCGCCGGCGCCACGTATTCTGCGGCGCCGGTGACGGTGACCTGGTCGGGTGTCGGGGTGCTGCAGACTCTCAGCGGGAAGAACATCGTCGACATCGAGGTCGCGTCGGTGACGGAACCGCAGAAGCATGGGATCCGGGCGTCGACGTTCGAGATCGCGGGCCGGTCGACTCCGGCGGCGCGGCTGGACGTTCCCGGGTCCGCGATCACGGATTGGCTGATCGACACCCAGCAGACCGACACGGCGGCGCTGCGGGCGATCCTCGCGACCGGGACTCCAGTCGTGCGGCGGCTGACACCCGGGATGCGCGACTTCCAGACGGTCGTGATCGGTGTAGTGCTGTCCTGGCACGACGAGCTGCTCACCGGTGGTGGGGACACGTGGCGGCGGTTCACGCTGCAGGTGCACGAGATCTCGGATCCGCAGCCGTCGGCGCTGCTCGCCGCATACCTGTGGGACAACTTCGATCAGGCGATGGCGAAACCGCGCGTCTGGTCCTACCACTCGACCCTGTCGAACGTGGCGGGTCTGACGGCCGGGAACGGCACGCTGAGCTCCCAGGCAACGGGCGGCTATCCGGATGGGTCGGGGACTACGTTCGGGCGGCTGACGGTCACCACGGCCGCGACGTTCGCGTCTGTGATCGACCCGGACTACACGAAGGCAGCGGTCACGCTGGGCGCGCCCGTCGTCCCTGGAATGGTCGTGACGCTCACCGCCCGAGTGCGAGCCCCTGCCGGTCGAGCGATCGGTTTGTGGTTGATGCGCAACGGCGGTATCGCCATCGCCTCGGTCGGTGCCACAGCGACCGGAGCATGGCAGCAGCTCGCATGTACCGGCACAGTGCCGTCCGGCGCGACGGGTCTCTCCTGGGATGTCTGGGCTAATACCTCCGGGCTCCTCGCTGGCGACACGCTCGACTTCGACGCGATCACTTTCAGCCAGGGCGCGACCATCCCCCGTCGGCTCGTTCGACGAGATGTTCGCCACGTGGGATCAGTTCGACGCTGCGGACTGGGCCTTGTTCTACTGACCCGAGGGGGGGGTGCGCATGCGTCCTGGTGCTCCCGATGAGGTTCTTGCTGGCACCCCGCTGTACGGGTGTCGGGTGTCGTCCTGGCTGGGCGGAGAGCTGCTCGCCGGCCAGGTCCCGATCGTCGCCGGCCGGGTCACGGCGAAAGCCACCCAGGACGTCCCAGAGAAGCTCACCTTGACGGTGCCGCGGTTCGCGGCGCCGTCGATGGCGGTGATGTTGTGGACTGGCGGCCGGGGACGAACACGCGCGCGGCGCTCGCCCGGTTCGGGCAGCAGCTGGACGTGACTGTGATCGTCTCGTCGGTCGCGAACGCCTCGAGCTGGGAGACCCGGATCGGCCGGTATCAGATCTCCGATTGGGCCGACGACGATTCCGGCGCGATCACTGTCACTGCGGAAGGCTCCTCGCCCGCCCGCGGGACGACAAGCTGACGCAGGTCACGTCCCCGACGGGGACGCTCACGCAGGAGGTGCGGCGCCTGATTCCGCCCGGGATGGGTGTCAGCTTCGACTCGGCGCTCGTCGACCGGACCTGCCCGACCTCGATGTCCTGGTCGGAGGACCGGCTCGGTGCGCTGCAGGAGATCGCTCGGGCTTGGCCGGCGTTGCTGCGCACGGACGAGTGGGGGCAGATCCGGTTCAAGGCGCCGCTGCCGGCGGTGCCGACCCCCCCGGTCGTCACTCTCACGGACGGTGAGGGCGGCACTCTGATCTCGGCGCCCCGTGCCGATTCCCGCAAGGACGCGTACAACGTGGTCGTCGCGACGAGCTCCGCGAGCGACCGCGCGACGTATTCGGGGTCGCGCAGGTCACCGCTGGGCCGATGTCCGTGAACGGCCCGTACGGGCGGGTCGTGAAGCGGTGGTCGTCACCGCTGCTGGACTCTGCCGCGACGGCAGCCGCGGCGGCGAAGACCATGCTCGACAACTCGACACGGCCGGCGCAGTCCGTGCCGGTGACGATCGCGCCGGATCCGCGGATCGATCTCGACGACCCGGTGAAGATCCTCCGCGGCACCGACTGGCAGCTGTGGGGGGGGTGGTCACCGGGTACGACCTGCCGCTGACCGCGACCGGCGGGGGGGCGATGCGCATCGACGTGGGGGGGGTGGC